AAAAGAAATAACAGATGAACAAACAAAGGCAAGATTTAAAGAATTAGAAAAAGTGATATTGCCTTTTTTATATAACTTGGCAAAAAGTGAAGAAGATTATATATACTGGCCTAATAGGGCACCTATAATTAAAGCACAGATTGACAAGATATTAAAACTAACTAGAAGTTGAACCAGTATTGACATTTTATGTTAATTATTATATAATAGGTAGATTAAATATAACAGAGAACAAATATGGAATTTATACATACAGACATAGATAAGACAGTATTGCCTAAAACAAAAGGTAAGAAAGTCGGTGATTACAGATTTTATGATATAGACGGTGTAAACTATCCGTCTGTTACTTCAGTATTGAGTATGAGAAAATCTGAAGGACTTAAAAAATGGCGTAAGTCAATTGGTGAAGATGTTGCCAATTGGGAAATGCGAAGATGTGCAAACAGAGGTAAATCTCTACACACATTAGTAGAACAATATATGAACAACGAGACACCATCCATTCGTGATGTGTTGCCACTAGGGTTATTTAAATTAATGAAACCCTATCTAGACCAAATTAATAACATTAGACTTGTAGAAGAAATTATGTATAGTCCTAACTTGACTATTGCAGGTCAAGTAGATTGTATAGCAGAATACAATGGTAAATTATCTGTTATTGATTTTAAAACAGCAAATAAAGAAAGAATCGAGGAGTGGGTAGAAAACTATTTCCTACAATGTACAGCGTATTCAATTATGTACAATGAAACTTATAATGAACCTATAGAACAGATAGTCATATTAATGGCTGCCGAAGATGGTTCAATGAAAGCATTTGTGAAAGAACCGAAAGATTATGAAGAAGAATTAACAAAAGCAATTCAAACTTTTTATGACACAGTTAATCCACAATTAGATGAGGCAAAATAGTTTAGGCACTCTACCACTTTAAGAAGTGCCGGAGCCTGGTGTATGCTCGGCACACAGAAATACACCCCAAGATTTTTATATTATGAACGCTAAACAATTCAGTCTGAAGATAGAACAAATAAAAAGAGAAAATGGCGATATGTCTTACATGGATGCCATCTTGCATTATTGTGATAAAAATACTATTGACCCAGCAGAAGTAGGTCGATACATATCTAAAAGTCTAAAAGAAAAAATTACAATAGAGGCACAAGGTTTAAACTTGATAGAAAAGGGTGGTAAATTACCTTTATGAATTATGATGGATTTGCAGTTTACAGAAAATACTTAGCATATAAATTACATTTCACTACAGACAAGTATGATTATACAGAACATAGTGGCATGGTACATACTAAGTTAGAAACATTTACAAAAAGAAACGACAGATATATGTTTCATAAATTAAGTGTAAAGTATAATCAAGATGAAATAGATGATTTTATGATTGCAAATTTTGTTAAAAAGAATAAGGCATGGTCAGGTAGTTTATTAGAAAGAGATAGTCATGAAACATATTTACAATACAGAAAAAGAAAAGAGGCAACAAATTACTACTTCAAAGAAGATTTGGGCAGAGTACGGTCTCTTATTGATATGGACAATACTAAACCCAACCATGTTGTTACTGTATCTGATGGCCAGCATCCAATACTTTTACGACATTGTATTGGAAATAAGATTACCAAGGAGACACTAATAATTATGGATTATCATTTGAATTTTATGAGAGATTGGAATAAAAACATAACAGATAAAATTGTGTGGCCAGATTTTTATAAAAAGGTACAAAAGTTTAAACCGTTTTTAAAGTTTAATCAAACAGAAACAAAAATAATATTAAAGGAGAAGTTATTATGAAAACAGATAGTCATAACAATGGGTCACCTTATGTTGAAGTAGTGGTGTATGCATTGATAATTATAGTGGGGTATCTATTATGGATTTAGATATATTTAATATAATGTTATTAATAGTGTTGATAGTGGGAACATTAGCAGGTGCATTATGACAGAAGATAGAAAAATTACAGATTATAAAGGAAACGAAATAACAATAACAAAAGAACACAAGTGGCAATTACTTGCTGATTGTATCAGAAGTGGTCAAGTAGAGCCAAGAGAATTGCACGAAGAATTTGAATTAGACCCGGAGTTTAAGAAGTGGTACATGAAAAAGTATTCAGTCTAAGTTGGTACATAAAATGGTTTGCAAGTATAGTTTTAATTATGGGTGCAGGTGTAACAGCACTAGACATGTATCCTTATAACATGTATTTTCAGTTTGTGGGCGTATCAGGTTGGTTGATAGTGGGTATTATGTGGAAAGATTGGGCATTGATTGTGGTAAACTCAATAGGCTCATTAATATTATTAGCAGGTATAATTCACTATTTAACTTTAGAATGGTACTTAACAATTTACAATACTTATATAGAGGTGTTATTATGAGTGATGATAAACAAGAAGAAGGATATACTGATGAAGAATGGTTAGATATATGTTATCTAGAAATGAATGCTCATCATAATGATGGTTGGACCATGAAGTGGTATAGAGAACAATATGAAGAAACTAAGAAAAAAATTGAGGAGAAGAAATGACAGAAGATAGTATATATAAAAAATATAACATCACACTTGATGGCAAGAAAACATATGTTTATGCATTGAAAAGTTTAACAGATGAAGAGGCAAAAAAAGAATTAAAAGGTAGATTTAAAGATAGTAAGGTGACAGGTATAAAAAGTGAGTAAAGCATTTTGCATAGGCAATGGTGAAAGTAGAAAGGGTTTTGATTTAGAACAGTTAAGACCTCATGGTAAGATATATGGTTGTAATGCTTTGTATCGAGACTTTACACCTGATGTACTTGTTGCAGTAGACCATGGCATATGTCATGAGATATACAATAGTGGTTATTGTCAAAAGAATGAGGCATGGTTTAGAGACTGGACAAAAGTACCTTCTATGCATTATGAAATGATGATATACGGTGCAGTAGATAAGATAACAAGAGATGAAATAAAAGATTATTATGATAAACATATTGAAAACGAAAGAACGAATGCTGAAGAATTTGTATTTCATGGTTCTAACTTATCAGGTCTTGCAAACATTATTAAGAGTGGCAAGGCACATGGTAAAACAAAAGAGGTGATACAAAAACAAATTAATCATTCATCAATCAATGTCAGTTGGATTAATAAACCAGACTACTCAAACAACATAACAGACTTGATAGAAAACTATAAGAAAGATTTAGGATGGGCAGCCGGTGCTACTAGTGGTAGAATTGCAGTAGAACAGATAAAAGATTTAAAAGAGGTTTATTTATTAGGGCATGATTTAGAAAGTTATGACCATAAAGTAAATAATCTCTACAAAGGAACAGACCACTATGTATCAGCAGAGAACGGTAAAACACCGTCAGATAATTGGAAGATACAATGGGGTGCTTTGTTTACTGAATATAAACATATCAAATTCTACAAAGTAAATGAGAAATCTGTAGGTACTGAAGATAACATAAATTGTGTAGTAGATTCATGGAGAAATAATAAGAATGTTAAATATATTACATACTCAACCATGCTTGACAAATTCAAATAAATGTTATATAATAGGTGTAACTATTATAAATAGTACTGTAGCTTGCTACAAATACGAGAATACAATAATACAACAATACGGAGGATAATATGGACTTTGAATCATTAAAAACATCATCTAGTGGTTTTGATAAACTAACTAAGGCACTAGAAGAAAACCTCAATCCTGAGGATTCAAAAAACAAAAACAAATACCAAGATGAAAGACTGTGGAAACCAGAACTTGATAAAACAGGTAATGGGTATGCAGTATTAAGATTCTTGCCAGCAACATCAGGTGAAGATATGCCATGGGTCAGATTATGGTCTCATGCATTTCAAGGACCAGGTGGTTGGTATATTGAAAATAGTTTAACTACACTAGGTCATAAAGACCCTGTGTCAGAAGAAAATACTAGACTATGGAATACAGGTGTTGAATCAGATAAAGGCATTGCTAGAAATCGTAAGAGAAAATTATCTTACTATGCAAATGTTTATGTAGTATCAGACCCAACACATCCTGAAAATGAAGGACAAGTAAAATTGTTTAAGTTTGGTAAAAAAATATTTGACAAGATAACAGAGGCAATGCAACCTGAGTTTGCAGATGAAACACCAATTAATCCATTTGATTTCTGGAAAGGTGCAAACTTCAAACTTAAAATTAGAAAGGTTGATGGTTTCTGGAATTATGACAAATCAGAATTTGAGGGTGTTTCTGCTATCGCTGATAATGATGATAACATCAAGGCGATATGGGAGAAACAATATCCTCTAAAACCATTCTTAGATACCAGTAATTTTAAATCGTATGAGGAACTCAAAGAGAAACTGAATCGAGTAATTACAGGTACTAAGTCTACCGATACAGTAGAAAATGTAGACCTCCCATCCACATCTACTGCTACGGTTCAAAGTAATGATAGCGCCTCTAAGGCGACTGCTAGTGAAAGTGATGATACACTTGATTATTTTAGTAAATTAGCAGAAGAATAGAGGTAATCTCTCTCCGCTATCGTAAACTTTAGGGCATATCTAGTAATAGGTATGCCCTTTTCTGTATAAATAGTAACATGGCAAGTATATTTGACAAGATAACAAATCAGACAGGTGGCACAAAAAAGTCATCTACATGGTATAGAAATGCAGTATCAAGTATCGCTGATACTGTAACTGCTAGAAAGTTATATAATCAAGGTAAAATTAATCAAAGACCATCACAAGGTAGATTAAATTTGTTTTTTTATGACCCAAAGTTTAAAGAGACATTACCTTATTATGATACTTTTCCGTTAGTATTGCCATTACAAGGATTTAGAGGTGGGTTTTTAGGTATGAATTTTCATTATCTATCACCCACAATAAGATTTAGATTATTAAATCAATTGCAAAGATTTGCTACAAACAGCAAATTTGATAGTACAACAAGATTAGATGTAAGTTATGGTAGAGTAGGTGGACTTGCAAGAGTAAAACAAACCATAAAAAAATATTTGTATAGTAATGTTAGGTCAGGTTTTATGAGAGTAGATTTACAAGACGCTCCTACAGCAGTATATCTACCTGTACAACAGTTTAAAAAGAGAAGTGCAAGCTATGTTTACGGAAGAAGTAGAGGTTAAAAATGGCAATATTTAGAGGCGGAGTAAAAATATTTGGTTCAGACATTAGAATAGGAATTAACAGAGACAGGTCATTAGACAATGTAATGTTCGACCCTAGATTTAGACAAATAGAAGGTGGGCAACCACCTGATAATCCTAATTTATCAGCAACAAAACCAGCACTAATAAATCAAATGTTACAGTACATAGCACAAGGCGAAGGTCTTGCTAGAAGTAACAGATACTATGCTTCATTTCAATTACCTAAAGGTTCATTAATTGATAACGAACCAGACTTTGAAAATTCTACTTTTGAAGAAATAGACGCTTTAGAAAAAGTAGGTTTTACTTCACAGCAAGTATCACAAGATGTTCAAAATCAATATGGTAATAGAGTAAATGCATTTTGTAAAACAATAACAATGCCCGATAGAACAATGACAACTGAATCAGTTATAAACGGACCAGGTGCTCCGTATAACATTGTTACCGACCATACTTATTCTGATATAACAGCAACATTTTATGCAGATAAATATTTAAGAGAAAGACAGTATTTTGAATTATGGCAAAAGGCAGCTTTTAATGATAGAACAAATAATTACGAATTATATGATAACTATGTATCAGACATAGATATATTTCATTTAGGACAATTTGCTAACTCAGCAGGTTCATCTGAAGACCCAGCAGCTAGAGATGATATAACACATGGTGTAAAACTATATGACTGTTACCCTACACAGATTGGGGCACCAGCACTAGCATATGAGGGTGGTGGCATTTTAGAATTTACTGTTACATTTAAGTATAGACATTGGATGAATTATTTCATCAATAAAACACAAGATGTAGCATTAGGTTCAGGTGGTTTTGACCAGTCAATTGCAGGAGAACCAGGAAGAATAAAGTTTGGTGGTGGATTATTTGGTTCATTTTTAAGATTTTTACCACCAGAATTAAGAAGAGCAGGAAGAGATGTATTGGGTGATTTGAAAAGAAGAATACCAATTGGAGATTTAACCGGAGGAAGAGTTTTTCCCCCATTTTTTTAATTAATGTAGTGAGGTTATTATGGCATTACCAAAAATAGAAACACCATCATATACTATGGTGTTACCTTCAAGAGAGGGTGAAATAAAGTTTAGACCATTTACAGTCAAAGAAGAAAAGATTATGATGATGGCTCAAGAAACAGGTGAACAGAAAGATATTGTTATGGCAATGTCCGATGTAATTGAATCATGTACATACGGTGAATTGAAATGTAAAGATTTACCTGTATTTGATTTAGAGTATGTATTTTTGCAGATAAGAGCAAAGTCAGTAGGAGAAATTGCTAAAGTTAAAGTTATTTGTCCTGATGACATGAAAACATATGCAGATATTGAAATAGATTTAACTAAAGTGGATGTGCAAGTAGATGATAATCATACAAATGATATTATCATTGATGAAAAAAGAAAATTAGGTGTTGTATTAAACTATCCTACGCTGAATACTTATAATGTTAGTAAAGATATAGATAATGTTAAGACACAAGATGTATTTGATTTAATATATGCTTGTGTAGACCATATCTATGAGGGAGATAAGATATATCCAGGTAAAGATAGTACACTAGAAGAAAAGACAGAATTTTTTGATGGTTTAAGTCAAGAAAATTTAGTAGATATTAGAAAGTTTTTTGATACAATGCCAAAATTAAAACAAGAGGTAGAGATAGAAAATCCTAAAACAAAAGTTAAAAGTAAGGTGACCCTAAAGGGGTTGCAAGATTTTTTTTAGTATGCCTCTCCCACACTAACTTAGAGGCGATATTTGAAACAAATTTTGCACTTATGCAACATCATAAATATAGTTTAACAGAGATTGAAAATATGATACCATGGGAAAGAGATATATATGTAAGTCTCTTAGTGAATTACATTAAAGAAGAAAATGAGAAAAGACAACGAGAACAGGAGAAGATGAGATGATACCAATGGAACTTATAAGTATGGGTGCCTCAACAGTCCTTGGTGGTATATTATCCATCATGGCTCAAAAAGGTAAAGATGAGGCAGAAAAACAAAAAATGCTAATGGCAAGAGCTGGTTTTCAAGCAGAACAGTTTGATAAGGCAAGAGCAGTAGCAGACCCATTTACAAAAAACACAAGGAGATGGATAGCACTAATGTGCGTATTTGCAATTTTAGTATTACCTAAATTTGTATTTTTAATATCACCTGATACACCTATCTATGTAGGATATGTAGAATCAACATCAGTAGGTTGGTGGATATTTGCAAGTAGTGCTGAAATGACAACATGGAAACCTTTAAGTGGTTTAGTTATAACGCCACTTGATACACATGTTGTATCCTCAATTATTGGGTTGTACTTTGGAGGCAGTTTGGTCCGTAGATAATGGCACATGTAGAACTACCAGAAGAAGAACTACAACCTCTTTTAGAATCAATACAAGAGGCATTTAAACCTTTAACTAAGGCAATGCCTCTTATTATGAAAATTCCTGAAGAAATTAAAAGAGTAGCAGATAATATATCACAAGGTTTAGAAAGTGGTGTACCTGAAAAAGTAGATAATGCTGTTAAAAAACTAACAAAAGATGAAGCAGAAATGCAATTGAGAAAAGAATTAGCAGATAAACATCAAGAAGTAACAGATGAATTAATAGAACAATTAAGATTATTACGAGATGAAGGTATACCTGCTGAAATGAGAGATGGTAAGGTTGTTAAACTTACAGAAGAAGAAATTAAAATGACTAAAGAATCTTATCTCATGACAGTTAGTACAAACGAAATTCTAGAAAAACAAAAAGAAGAAATTGTAAAATCTACTTTAAGTGCAGATGAATCAGCAAAGGCATTAAAGGAGAT